TTACGGAACATTGCGTGAAGTTTGGGAAGAGCTTGGGAGATATTGGGGAGATTCGTTCTCTGGCTGTTCCAGGCCGAACAATTCCCAGCCCGCTTCGATCACCTTCCGGCCGTAACCAGGCGGCGCCAGCTTGACGTATCGGCGTGGCATTTCCCCCGTCGCCCATCCTCCATGCTCGCCAATCCGATACGGATCCGGATTCACGGCATAGGCCCATGTCGCCCAGGTGTGGCGCAGGATGTGAGGCGTCACATCGTCGCCCATCCCGGCCTTGGCCTTGGCTTGGTTAAAGCCACGCTTGATGGGGTTTCCGCCGCTCTCACCTTTTGGCAGGCGATAGGGTTTGCCTTTGGGAGTGAGGAAGACGGCGCCTTCGCGGTGCGGCAGGGCTGCCAGCGCAGCGCGTGTGCGTCGGCCGAAATGGGCCCAGTGGCCGTGCGTATCCATCTTGGCCGGGCCGACCCATGCGCGGCAGGCATCGAGATCCACATCTGACCAGTCGACGGCCAGCGCCTGGCTGGTGCGCACGCCCGTGTTGAGGAAGAAGGTGAGGAGCGGCGCCAGCCGACCGGCATGCAGGATCAAGGCGTCGGCCTCTTCGACTGTCAGCCAGCGCGTGCGGGTGACTTCCTTGGGGCGTGGTTGCGGCCGTGTGCCCCTGGCGTGGCTGATCACGGCCCTGGCCGGAGTGATGGCCTGGCGCCGGCGCGTTGCGGGGGCGACCTTGGGATAGAGCTGGCGCGCGGCGCGCTCGATGTCTTCCCGGCCGATCTTGGCGATCGGCGTGTCTTTAAAGTAGGTGATGAGCGGGGCGAGGAAGCGGCGCTGGCCGGTTTCTTCCATATAGTCGATCGCCGCCTCGCCGAAGCCGACCACGGCAGCGCGACCGTGGATGCTTTCTTTCGAAATGCGGCTTTCTATCGCGAGCCGTTCGTCTTCGGCGATGTCCCTTGAGCGAGTTCCAGCGCTTTGATCCACGCGGATCCCTTTGAACGTGCCCCGGATGTGATAGAGGCCGGACGGCCTTTTATAGAGTTTGAGCGGCATGGCTGATTCTCAGCTTTCTCCGACGCCGCTGCCTCCATCACCGCTTCGACCAGGTCGATATGCCGGCGCGTGAGATAGCGGGATCGGCCAATCTTCATACAGGTGCCGGGAACCTTATCCAGTATTTCCCGACGAAGCCAAACCACCGACACGTTAAGGCCGGACGCGACAGCATCATCGCGCCAGCGCTCGGCCATGGGGGGCGGTGTGGATGCGGCGGCGGTCATGTCAGTCGGCCTCGTTGACCTGATAGCCGTCCGGCTTGAGATCGCCGGGCGGGCAGGGGTTGGGGTGCGGGGCGGCGCAATGGCTGCACAGGTCGGGTTCGGCCCACCAGCACGGGCCGCGCTCGTCGACGCAGGCGCGGATCTCGGTGCAGCCGCATTGGCGGCAGGCGCGGGTCATGTCGATCGGGCCGGCGCCCGTCTGGAATGTCTGCGCGGGTTGGAAACGCGCGGCGGCGTTCATCAGCGCCGCCCGGGTGTTGCCGATCTCGATGCTTGGCATGGCGCCTGTGTGCCAGCACTCGAAAATGTAGTCCCGCATCGCCAGCGCGTTGTGGCGTTGCCAGGCGCGAAACTGGGCAAGCCATTCGCCGATCGACAGCTTGCCCAGCTTGGCGAGTGTCTCAGGGCAGGTATGGGCAAAGTCGCTGTCGTGGTGGTGCATGAAGCCACGCTGGCGGCGCCAAGCGAGTTCAATGTGCTTGGTCATCGCGTCACCTTTCCGGTTTCGACTTCCGTCACCTTTGGGCTGTCGGCCAGATAGGCGTAGAAGCCATCGGTGTACCAGCCCGCCTCCCGGGCGGCGCTGTAGTCGGCCCAGCGTGCGGCGGCGGCAGACCGGGCGCGAAAGCAGCGAGGCGGATGATTGAACCGGTCGGTGACCACTTCGAATTTTGACAGCAGGGCTTCCGGAATGAAGGCACGGCGGCGCAAAATCCTGCGATTGGCGGGCGTATTCGGCACGACCGGGCCGACATTGCTGTCGATGATGCCGGGTGCCGGATCGGTGCCGCGCGCCTTGACCAGGGCGTGGTGGATTGGAAAGCGGATCAGCGACTGGCCGTCACGCTTCCAGTAGTAGTTGATCGCCTCGATCAGCTCTGCCTGGCCATAGCGACCCGCCCAGGAGAGTGGGTAGGCATAGCCACTGTTATTGGCGCGCCAGAAGGTGATGTAGGGATTGGCGCGCCATTCCGGACGCAGGTCGGCTATGTAGTATTGGCTCATCCTAGAAGCCCCTCTCGTCAGGTTCGCGAGGCAGGTCGCCCGGCTCGAGCCAGGTGGCCTTCATCGGTTTCCCGTTTCGGGTGATCAGGTACATCGTCGGCGCGGGCGTAATGCGGTCGACCTCGGCCTCGTCGACGTCATCTGGACCGAGCCAGCCGGAAGGATCGGGCGCGGCGGTTATGTTCTCGGCTTGCTGCCTGGCATCTTCCGCATCGTCGGCCTGGATCCGGATCCGCGCGGATCCAGAGAACCTGACGGTGGCGTAAAAGAGTCCGGTCTGTTCGTCCCGCTGGAAGTCATCGGGGTTGGGGCGTTCGGTTTCCATCAGCCCACCTCCCCGACGATCAGCCCAACCGCGAAGGCGATGGCCAAGCCCAGGGCCAGATAGAGGTGGGACTTGACGACAGGGGCCTTGGCAAAGGCGGGGTCCTTTGAATGGGTGAAGGCCGCGAAAAGGAGCGCGCCGTGGTGTGTGGCGCCCCAGGCGAGGGCCAGTCCGAGGATGGCGATCAGGATGGTAAGTACGTCCATCACGACGCCTCCCCGGCGAGCATGGCGCGGACATCGGCCTGGACCTTGGCGGGGGCGGCGAATTGCAGCTCGGGCGGGGTCCAGCCGGGGGTGCGCTTGGGGTGATCCATGATCCAGGCAATGCCGTCGGCCTTGGCGGTGGGCATGGCGTCGGCCTCGTCGGCCGGGATGCCGCAGGCCTTGGCGATCTGGCGGCGCTGGGCGGCGGTGAAGGGGGCGAGATAGTCGGCTGTCATCTCGAAGGCCGGCATCTGCCGGGTGAGGCCCTGGGCCAGCCGGGTGGTGAAGGCATCGCTGCCGCCATCGCGGGCGGTGCTCGGCCAGACGGCGGCTTGATCGGCGATCAGGGCCGCGAAGATGCCGGCGACCTGATCGGGCGAGGCGCGGTTCAACGTGTCGACGGCCTTGACCGGATCGGTGACGATCACGGCGGGGGGCTTGATGGCGAATCCGGGTGGGGATGCCGGCCCGCCTTCGCTGTCGCTGGTGGCCAGCGCGGCGATCCGCTCGGCCAGTTGGGGCGGGGTCTTGATGGTGGCGTCATCGCCGGAGCGATGTTCTCGGCGAAACCAGCCGGCCGGGCCGCGATGGTCCCATGTCAGATTGATGTCAGATGGCAGCAGGCCGATGATGGTAATGGCCATGGCCAGCGTGGCTTCACTGTTGCAGATGGCCTCGCGCAAGCGGCGGCTCTGGATCTGTGCGGCCTGCAGGAAGTGGCGGCGTTCGAAGGGCTGGACGGTCTCTTCCTTGGTGGCGGGCGCTTCGCTGTCACGGGGCGTCTTGACCGGGATGGGCGCTTTGCTCCTGCCATCAACATCGGCGCGGCGGACAACATGGCGTTGCTCGATCCGGTGGTTGGCCAAGCGAAGGATGTATCCGGCTGGCAGGTCAGGATAGTCCTCGGCGTTGGGGTGGTCGTAGCGACTGTTCCATTCGGGAAGGTCGACGAAGGCCGCGCCTTCGGCCAGCAGCTCTTTCGCGCGGCGCTTGATGGCCCTTTGCTGCAGCGTGGTGACCAGCGCCAGATCCATGTAGAGGGTCTCGCCGCTGTCTTCGTCGGTCAGGGTTTCTCCGTCATAATCCTCGGGCTGGAACCCGGCCTCGCTGGCGGGCAGGCCGGCGGCCTTGAGACTGTCGCGGATTTCATCATGGGTGCGCCAGCCGTGCTGCAAGTTCTGCATCAACTCCAGCGCATTGCGCTGGCGGTCGTGGCTGGCTTTGCGGATGGCGCGGGCCTGGGCGAGGGTGATGGCGTGGCGGTCGAGCGCGTCCTGCAGTTCGGGGGCGAGGTCTTCGACCAGGTTGAAGCGCAGCTCGACCCAGCGTGTGGTCTTGCCCATCGCCGCCGCGCATTCATGCATGGCCGTGCCGGTGGCCTGGCGGATTTCCGGGGCGATGTCGGCCTCGGTGAAGCCTTTCTCGAACGGGTCGCCCTTGTAGATGTCGGCGAGGATTTGCCTGATCCGCATCTCGCGGAAGGCGGCGATGCCGCGGGCTTCCTCCATCGCCGGCGGATCCACGCGGTCTCGGTTTTCCGCGAGGGCGACCAGCAGGAGGTCCTTGTCGGTCAGGTCCTGGACGAGCGAGCGGACGCTCTGCTGTGCGGTGTCGGGATTGCGCTCGAGCGTGCGGCCCATGGCGCGCCAGCGGCGCTCGCCGGCGGCGATTTCAAACTCGCCAGGCTTGTCCGGATGCGGCCGCACGACGATGTTTTGCAACTGGCCCTTTTCGGCGATGGCATCGGCCAACTCGTCCAGCGCGGCGTCGTCGAAACTCTTGCGCGGATTGAGCGGGCTGGGATGGATGCGATCGTGCGGGATGGCGTAGAGGCCACCGGGCGCGACCGGGCCTGCGCCTTCCGGCAAGGGCGCGGCGGGCACGCCAGCGGCGGCCGGCGCGTTGCCGGACCAGACGGCGTGCAGGGCGCGCGCGGTGTCGGACACGCGCAGCGGATCCAGCGTGACGAGGCCGGTGGCGGCCAGGCGGGTGACCGCCCTTCGTGTGTTCGATCCGTCGCGGCCGCCAAGGGTGGCGCCAAGCTCGACCCAGTTGGGGGTCTCGACCCCGCTGTCCTGCAGCGCGATCAGCGCGGCGATCATGTCTGGATCGGCAACCTTGAAGGCGGCAGGCTTCAGTTTGGGGCGGGCGCTCATTGGGCGTCTCCCGGGTTGGCGACCATGGGGCGGCCGCTGGCAAAGATAGGGGTGAGATTGATCAGGCATTCATGGCTGGTGATGCCGCGAAGGGGGCCGGTGGCGATCGTGACCAGGGCGTGGCCGGCCTCGCGATTGATCTGCTGGATGTGGCCTTCGACCCCATCGCGCTGGCGCATAAAGGCGACGCGCCGCCCGATGACCAGAAGGTCCAGCTCGCGCTTGCGCTCGGGCGAGGCAAGGGCAGCGTGATCGTTCGCCGCAATCTCGCCCACCGAACGGCGTTCGCCGGGCACGAAGAGACGCAGCAGGGATGCGGGCAGGTCGCCGCCGGCGGGGCAGAAAGCGGTGATGTCGGGTGTGTCGGCCATTGAATCCTCCGTGGTTCGGGAGGACCGTACTTACGAAAAATCGTAAAATCAATCAGAAATTACGAAACAGCGTAAATGATGCGGTTGGCGGGCACTGTTAGTGTTCCCTGGTTGTGCAACCGGAAGCCGTGGAGGTAACGCCATTGCTGCATGTTTTCGAGCGAGATTTGCCGAGTGTGTCGGCACGGCCGGCGCGGCTGCCTGACGCAGATGGTATGGTCGTTACCCCCGACACATCGATCGGGCGCGATGCTGTATCCTTGGAGGATCAGTATTTCGGCATTGTCTATGAGGATTCTGACGGCTTTGAATCAACGCGAGCGGTCATCGCCCGCAAGATCAAGTTCAACCGCGATGGAATACCCCTGCTTTGTGCTTTTTGCTGCGAGCGGGAGGCTTATCGCGAGTTTCGAATGGATCGGATCGTGGAATGTTGGGATGCAGAAACCGGCGAGTACGCGGAGGCGCGGGCGTTTCTGCTTGAAGTGATAGGGTTCGATAAACTGGCGCTTGCGGCGGCAGAGGATGTGTCTCTCGAAAAAATGGAACATGTCTTCGCGATGATTAGGCCGCACGTCGTGTTGCTGGGCGCGCTATCGAAGTGCGATCACTACATGCACAAGGCAGAAGTGACGGAAATCGTGAGGCATGTATTGAGCGTCGCCGATTGCATGAGTCTCTCAGATGATGAAATAAAGCGGGTTCATACCAGGGTGCGGCGTGTGAGGCCTTCGCCCGATAGTGTTGATGCGGCGCTTGATGAGTTGCGCCGCCGGCCGCCGGCACAAGTAGTGGCATTCATTGCGGCGGCGGTTGCGGTTGTGAAGGCTGACGGGAAGGTCAAGGACGACGAGATTGCAATGCTTGACGACCTGGCGCTGGAGCTTACGGGGCTCGGCGTTGAAGATCTGATGCCTGGTTAGTGGCTATTTGCGGACAATATGAGGATCCGCGATACTGACAAATGGCATGGCGCGGATGATCTGAACGTCTTCAATAAGTGGCGCGCCGTCCCAACTCTCCAGATTGTAAGCGCCGGGGCTGTACCCCCGCCGTACGACCTTGAACATCAACTTGCCATCAGCGAGTTCGACGACGCAGGCGCGACCTAAGACCTCGTCCGGCTGAAAGGCTTGGCGATCCAGGCAGTAGATTATCCAGCGCTCTTGAGCGGGAGGCATGGAGAAGCCTCTGATCTCAAAGGCCACGTAGTCAAAATCTGCCGGTGCCCCGGGGGGCAGGGCCACTTCGTAGAGGCCTTCATTCGGGCCAACGCCATCCATCACCGTGACAACCGCTCCTGCCCCAACCAATCCCTTCACCCAAACCCATTTGGTGTGTGCAGTAGATTGTTCATCGTAAAGTTGGTCAAGAGTAAGGCCGATAGCGGTCGCTAGCCGACGCGCGGTGTCCTCACGAAGAGAGCGGGTTTTTCCATCAAGATAAGAATAGATTGTTGATGCGGGAACGCCGGCGGCTTTGGACCAGCCGTGAACATTTATTCCTGCTCGCTCCATTGCGGAGCGGAGTGCGGCCCGCCGGATATCATTTTCGCTCACCATTCCTGACGAGGTAGCACACGGATAATTCATAGGCATTCGCGGAAAATCCGAATTCGACTTGACAGATTTACGAAAAACCGTGAATCAATTGCGGCATGACGCCGACCGAGAAAAACATTGAAGCGCTTCGAAGCGCGATAACGGCGAGGGGCGGAAGCCTTTCGGCCATCGCCCGTGAAGCTGAGGTCAAGCCGACCACCCTTTATGACATGTTGCGGGACGATTGGGCGCCTCGCTCTGTCCGCAACCTTATCGCCATCGAAAAAGCCCTCGGCCTCACCGCCGAAGAGCTCGCCCAAGCCCATCATGACGATCGCCTTGCGCGGGCCGGTGATGCCAGCGCGAAGGTGGCGTCGTGACCGTGTCATCCCTCAAACTCCCCGGGTCGAAGGCAGTGGAGCTTGTCCCCCTCCGCTTGCCGGCCAACCGGGCCGGGGGTGGCCCTCGCCGCGCTGTCCTGACCGGGCGCGGCGGGGGCCGTTTCTGTTTCAGCGTTGACGAAAAAGGCGACGGCACGATCGCGGGACGGGTCTGCCGGCAGGCCCATCTCAGCTGCCAGTTCGGCGCATCGCTGCGGCGTGATCGTGTCGCTGGCCGTTTCGCTGCCCGTGCCCATCTTGCACTCCCTCGCTGCGGTATCGCCGGGCGAGACTATCGCGCCGGCGGGGCTGTGTGTTTGGAGCGCACGGACGGCGTCCAAGGTTTGGCTGTCGGGACGGGGAGGGCGCGCGCATGACCGGTGTTGCCCGATCACCCGCGCATCGCTGCCACCCGGCGATCGCTTATTCACGGCTGAAGTCGGCCAGCGCCGATGTGATGGAACAAAATGGCGGCACCGTGCGGGCGGCGAGCCGTACACGCGGCAGTGACGAGACGCTGCGCAAGGCGATGCGCCATGAATATCCCGACAACTGGCTGGGCATTGACCAGGTCGCCGATCTGGAAGTGAGGGCGGGCCGACCTTTCGTGACGGCCGAGCTGGCCGAGCTGGCCGGATACATCCTGATCCCGTCGCCAGAGCAGATGCGCGGCGAAGGGCTGGAGCAGAGATCCATCAAGGAAGCGGCCGAGGCGATCACGGCGATCTCGGCCGCGATGGCGACCAAGAACAAGGTGGAACGCCATGAAGTGCCGCATGTGCGGCGCGAAGTGCGCGAGGCCATCATTGCCCTGTTTGCCTATGACACCGCGCTTGAGCGCACCTTCCCTGATCTGATGCCGGAAACAACCGGCGGGGAGGGCGACTGATGGCGCGATCCCTGTTTCGTCGCGGCCCTTCTTACCGGCGCGGCCAGCCGCTGGGCCTGAACATGCCCTTCTCCGGCTGGCTGACGTTGGCGCTGGCGGGCGGTCTCGCTGTGTTCTGGCTGATCCGTTGGGTGCTGTCATGAGCGGGCGGGTGGCCGAGTTCGAGATTGTCTGGCGCGAGGTGGCTTTCCGCGTGGCTGCGCATTTTGACGCGAGTGGTCGGGTGGTGGCGCTGGGCGATGTGACCCTGCCCTGGGACCGGCGCAATTCCGCCAAGGCGCTGGGCGAGATGTGCGGCGCGGTGATCCAGGCCGACCGGTATTTCCGCACGCCGGGACCGGACGGGCAGCAGCTGATTGCGATGTTCGACCTGGTCGAGGCGCTGAAACCCTATGGCGAGACCGCCTTTGTGGCGCTGTTGCGTGTGCTGGCCCAAGCCGAACGCGACGAATTCCAGGCCGTGAGCGAACGCCGTTCGGCGGCCTTTCTTTCCGGAATGGAGGATGTGTGATGAAAGCGCTCTCGATCCGACAGCCCTGGGTCTGGGCCATTCTGCATGCCGGCAAGGATGTTGAGAATCGGAGCTGGTCGACGCGCTATCGCGGGCTGGTGGCACTGCATGCCGCCAAGTCTGTCGACAAGACCGCGCATCACGCCTTCCTCGAGCAAGGCCATCCGTTGCCCGGCTCTGAGGCCGGGTCGGCCTGGCTGGGTGCCTATGTCGGCACGGCGCGGCTGGTGGATGTGGTCACGCAATCCGACAGCCGCTGGTGGCAGGGGCCTTACGGCTTTGTGCTGAGTGATGTGGTCGCCTTCGACACGCCGATCCCGGCGACCGGTCGGCTGGGCCTGTTCACGCCGGCCGACACCGACCTGATGCAGATCCACGCGGCGATGACATGGGCGGCCTTCGCGTCGGGTGATCCGGAAAGGGCGGTGCCATGAGCGAGTGCGCGCAACAGGCCAGCGCCCTGGCCACCCTGAAACTGGTTGAGGCCGGACTGAAGCGCATGCTGCCGGTCACCGGGATTGACGCGATGACGCCGGAAGAGGTGCGCGGCTGGACGATCGCGCAAGTCGAGCTGCTGGTCATCTTCCTCGGGGAGCAAATCGAGCGCGATCAGCTGAAGCCCTGGGAGGTGGTGCGATGACGCAGATTGAATGGACGCATCTGCCCGGGTTCAAGGGCGAGAGCTGGAACCCGATTGTGGGGTGCGCGATCGTCTCGAAGGGCTGCACGAACTGCTACGCCATGAAGCAGGCGGGGCGGATTTTGCGCATGACCGGTGGCGACAGCCACTACGCCGGCACCGTGACCGACAGCAAGGCCGGGCCGGTGTGGACCGGTAAGGTGGCGCGGGCGAGCGAGACGACACTCACGGCGCCGCTGCGCGCGCGCGATCCGCGCTGCTATTTCGTCAACTCGATGGGCGATCTGTTTGCCGAGGGCGTGCCGGACGAATGGATTGACCAGGTCTTTGCGGTGATGGCGCTGGCGCCGGAGCATCGCTTCATCGTGCTGACGAAACGGCCGGAGCGGATGCGGGAATATTTGAGCGCAGGCGTCTCCCCGAACGGTAAGCCGGGGAATGATGTGTTTATGCGCATCACCGGTGAATTGCTGGACCGCACTCTTAGTGACGCTGGCATTCGATGGCACGAACTTTCAGACGACCGGCACTCGACAGCCTTGTTTGCTAAAAAAGCGTGGCCGCTCCCCAATGTCTGGCTCGGCGTCTCTGTCGAAGACCAGGCCAGCGCGGATGCGCGCATCCCGCTGCTGCTGGAAACGCCGGCAGCGATCCGGTTTATCTCGGCAGAGCCGCTTCTGGGGCCGGTGGACCTGACATGGCTGGCGCAGCCGAATGAAGACGCCGACGGCGTTCTTGATTGCCTGCGCGGGCTGAACTGGGTTTGCGGCAAACGGTACGTCGCGGAAGACGGACGGGAAGGCGCGCCGCTGGTGCGGCTGGATCACATCGACGCGCACGGCAAGCGCGGTGAACCGCGCCTCTACGTCACGCGGGAAAATATTCGACCCGATCTTCAGCAGCACTGGGAGCCAGCATCATTTGACCCTGTCGCAAAGCTCGATTGGGTCATCGCCGGTGGCGAGTCCGGCCCGGATGCCCGGCCCATGCATTCCGTCTGGGCGCGGTCCCTGCGCGATCAATGCGCGGCGGCGGGCGTGCCGTTTTTCTTCAAACAGTGGGGAGAGTGGGCGCCGGATTGGACCCCTGAGCAGGGGCGGACATGTTCGGCCCGCGTCGTCTGTCCGGACGGCGAGGTTTTGACAGGCGCGCGCATGGTTTTCGGTCGGTCTGACGTGGCTGATGCAGAAGTCATGCTCGCGATCGGCAAGAAAGCTGCCGGCCACCTCCTCGATGGTGTCGAGCATTTCAACTGGCCGGATGATCCGGCGGGCGGGGCGTCATGATCGGCATGGAGCAATCCGAGATCACGGGCTGCCTGATCGGCTTTGCTCATGCCCGGGGCGAGCGCGCGATGGTGGCGCGCCTGTCCCAGCTGGACCCGGCCGAACGCCTGCGCGCCCTGTCGACCCAGCCTTACATTGCTGACCTGCTGGATGAGGCAGCGGCGATCTATGCGGTGGCGATCGATGACATTCTGTCACCGGCCAAGCCGACCCGGATTGTGCGGGCGCGGCAGTGGGTGATGTATCACGCCGCCCTGGCCGGCCGGATGAGCCTTCCCGACATTGCGCGGCGCTTGCAGCGCAAGGATCACGCGACCGTCATTCACGGTGTGCGCGTCCACGCTTTGCGGCACGGCCTGCCCCTGATGTCGGTGCCGAGGGATCTGGCGAGCCTGCCGCCTGTCATCTTCGAGGGGCCGGAGCCGACGCGCGACCGGCCATGGGATCCCGCCACGGCGATCTTCATGCCGGGGAGGGGGCTGGGATGACCGAAGCCGGATTGATCGTATGGGGCGTGGCCGGGCTGGGCGTGGGGTTTGTGTATCTGGGCAATGTGCGCCTCGCACTCAATTGGTTGCCCACCGACCTGCCCTTGCGGCGCCTGTGGGCCTGGCTCTGGTTTGTGCCTGTGGCCCTGTTCGCGCTCGGCTGGCTGGCCGGGATGGTTCATGTCGGGGGGCGCCGCCTGATCCGCTGGATGCGGGGGTGCGATCGTGGCTAAGCCCAAACCCCGCCGGATCCAGCTGAAACGCACGAAAGGGTGGCGCAAGCCTGCTGGCGCTGTCGTCGTCACGCGCGCCACGCGATGGGGCAATCCCTATCGGGTGGCCGATTGGGGGCAGCAGCGGGCGGTCTCGATGTTCCGGATTGATCTGCGGCGACAGGGCTGGATCGAAGGACCAAAGGGCCGGGTGACCGTCGAAGAGATCCGCGCCGAACTGCGCGGCAAGGATCTGGCCTGCTTTTGCGATGGTTGCGACCCCTGCCATGCCGATGTGCTGATCAAGATCGCCAATTCGCGCGGGCCGCTGGCGCCGCCGCGCCGCTCGGTTTCGGGCGGGTTTGGCATTGGCGAGAAGCCGGATCGGATCGCAGCGGCGGCTGCCGAACGGCGTTCGGCGGCGATGCTGGATGATCAGGGTGAGCCGCTGCCGGTGTGCTGGGATTTTGTGCTGGATCGGGGGGTGGGATGAGCGTGTCACCCCTGCGCCTGGCCGGCGATATCCGCCGCATCCTTTCCACCGCCCGGGTGGATCTGTCGGATGAGAAGCGGACACAGGCCGAAATTGAACGGGAGCTGGTCAAGGCGCTGCCGGATGGCCTTGTCGTGGAGCGCGAGGCGCGGCTGGAAGATGATCTGGGGATTATCGACTTTCTGATCGGGCGTGTGGGTGTGGAGGTGAAGCGCCGATCGGGTTCACCGCGATCGATCCTGCGCCAGCTGGAACGATACAGCCGATCGTCCAGCGTTGATGTGCTGGTGCTGGCCTCGAACAAGGCGATGGCCTTGCCGGCCGCGCTGCGCGGTGTGCCGCTGTACCGGGTTTCGCTGGGTGCGGGGTGGCTGCTGTGAAATATGGCAAGCTGATCCGCACCGAGACGGGCTGGCGCATGGAGGATGTGCCGGCGCATGTGTCGCTGCGGCTGAAACAGATATTCCCCCGCCTGGACAAGGCGGCGCGCGGGACGTTCGAGTTTCCCGGAGATGATGTCACGGCGGCGGATCTGGACTGGTTTCGCGACCGCTATCCTTTCCTGATCGAGCCGGAAGCCAATCAGGCCCTGATCCGGGGCCGACTGGCCCATGAAGAGCGCCAGAGCGAGACCGAACGCCTGTTTCTGAATGGCTTCAAGCCGCCGACCTATGCCGGGCTGCAGCCGGGCCAGACGGTGAGGCGCTATCAAGCCCAGGCTGTGGAGATGCTGCGCCTGTCGGGCGGGCTGTTGCTGGGCGATGATGTGGGGCTGGGCAAGACCTTCACCACGTGCGCGGCGATGCTGGTGCCCGGGGCCTTGCCGGCCGTGGTGGTGTGTCAGCCGCATTTGCAGCGGCAATGGTGCCGGGTGATTGAGAGCTTCACCACGCTGAAAGCGCACGCGGTGAAGAAAACCTCGCCCTACACGCTGCCCAAGGCCGATGTGCTGGTGTTTCGATACACGCAGCTGGCCGGCTGGGTTGAGCAATTCCCGGAACTGGCGCCGCGCCTGGTGGCCTTTGACGAGATCCAGGAGCTGCGCAAGGGCGAGGAAGCCTTGAAGGGCCGTGCCGCGCTGGAGCTGGTGCGGTCGGCGGATTATCGCGTCGGCCTGTCGGCGACGCCGATCTATAACAAGGGCGCCGAGATCTGGACGATCTACCAGTATCTGGCGCCCGACGTGCTGGGACCCTTCATGGAGTTTCAGCGGGAATGGTGTGGCTATGGCTATTGGGTGGCTGACCCGGTGGCGCTGGGCGATTACCTGCGCGATGGCCATGTCTTCCTGCGGCGGACGAAGGCCGATGTGGGGCAGGAGCTGCCCAAGGTCAGCCGCATCATCGAATACATCGAACACGATGCCGGCGAGCTGGCCAAAATTGAGGATGTCGCGCGCCGGCTGGCGCTGACCGCGACCACGTCGGACAGCTTTCATGAACGCGGCCAGGCGGCGCGGGATCTGGACCTGCGCCTGCGCCATGCGACGGGTGTGGCCAAGGCCCGCGTTGTGGCAGCGATGGCGCGGGTGCTGGTCGAGTCCGGCGAGCCGGTGATCATGGCCGGCTGGCACCGCGATGTTTACGACATCTGGAGCGAGGCCCTGCATGACCTCGAGCCGGCCTATTACACCGGCACGGAGACCGCTGCGGCCAAGCAGCGCGAAGTGGATCGCTTCGTCTCGGGTGAGACCAATCTGATGTTCATGTCCCTGCGTTCGGGCGCCGGCGTGGACGGGCTGCAGCTGCGCTGTTCGACCATGATCATCGGCGAGCTGGACTGGTCTCCGGCGACGCACACCCAAATCATCGGGCGCCTGGACCGGGAAGGGCAGACCCAGCCGGTCACCGCCATCTTCCCGGTGGCCAGTGATGGGTCGGACCCGCCGATGATGGAATTGAACGGCCTGAAGGCCAGCCAGGCGGCCGGCATCACCGATCGCGGGGTCGCACAAGCGGCGAGCACGGATCGCACGCGGTTGCAGGCCCTGGTGGGGCGCTATCTGAAAGGGGGGACGGGATGATCTGGACCGTAGAAAGGCCGGCTGTCCTTGTAGCCGAGCGCGTGAATGATGAAGGCAGCACGTTATCTCCAGTGGTTTTGCGACTGGATGACAGGTCGGCGGCGATCATTGTCGAGATCGAGGGTGTCGATTACGCGCTGACCTTGATGCGGGTGCCAAAACAGCGGCCCCGCAAGGTGGTGCATTGATGTCAATTCCAGCCACCATCCCCGGCCGCCTGATCTGCGATACTCAGGATGTCAGCGAGCCCGGCGAGTTTCAGTTTCTGGACCATAACTGGAATGTGACGCGGGGCCGTCTGTCGGCCTGGCGGGTCGAGCTGGCCTGCCCGCGCTGTGGCCGGGCGGTAGAGCGCCAATTGGCAGCGGCCGGTGATCGCCATGGCGCCGCTGACACGCTGCGCTGGGATGGCACTGTGCCGGCGCCGACCATTTATGGCCGGCTGCGCTTTGCACCTCACGGCAGCTGCGCGGGATGGTCCGGGCATCTGGAAGGCGGCGAGTTTCGCACCGATCCGGCGCTGTTGCGCAAGGGGGTGGGCGATGAGTGAGCCTCGCACCCGCGATGTGTTCGACACCCTCTTGCGCGACCGGATCACGGACCTTGAGGCGCGGCTGCAGCACGCCCTGCTGGCGGCGGACCCGGCGGCGCCCTGTGTGCCGTTTGAGTGGGGTCTCGACCGCGCGCAAGCCGTGCTGGCTGTCTGCCTGGCGCGCGGCCCTGTGGCGCTGTGCGAGGCGGCTGTGAGCCTTGATGCGGGACTGCCGGGGGGATGGGGGCAGGCGGGCGGCGTGGCGCGCGCTGTGGCCGCCCTGGCGGCGGGTCTGGACCGGGCGCTGGGCGCTTGGGGCTGGATCCTGACACGGCCCGATGGCGGGCTGCTGCGGATGGCTGATCGGCTGGCCATCCACCCGGCGCAACAGGCGCCGTTCCGCGCCGCTGTGCGGTTCGAGGGATCGCCGGCGACGGGACCGATCCAGCACCGCCGCATCCCGCCCGGGACGCGGGCTTATCGAGGATTGCAGATGCAGGCGGGGGGCGGCGCGTGAACAAGAGCGACGAAATTGGTGTGATGTGGAGCATGTCAGTGAAGGCCGTTTGGGCGCAACTGGCGCTTCACGGTTGCCCGTTGCCGCAGGGCGAGAATGGCTACGCCGGCTGGGTCGCCTTGTACGTTCCGTGCTGCGACAATTATCGCTTGTGCGATGAGGATTACCGGAGCGTCCGGCGTCTGCACCCGCCACCCTTTTTACCAAAGAGCCAGTGCGACCTGCCGACACCTGGTGGCTATGTCGGGGTGGTGAAAGTGGGGCGACAGCGGCGCTCAAACGGTGGTGGCGGCTATTTCGGGTTTGTTCGTCCCGTTCGCCACGCGGTGGTGTTTGATCAATCCTTGCCGGCCGAATGCCCTGGCGGGCCGAGACCAATTCGGGATGCAGCGCTGTTGCAGGCGCTTCGTGCCGCTGTGGTAGCGGCGGAGGGTCGGTCATGAGCCGGTTGTCGGTGATCCCCGCGGCGGCGCTTGATGACGTCGCTGAGAAACGAATGACGCTGACCCACCTGCGTGTTTTGTGTGGCCTGGGAACGTGCACGAACAAGCACGGCTGGGCGACCGACACCAATCAGCAGAAGATCGCGCGCAAGGCGGGATTGGCGCGGGAGACCGTGAATCGAGCGTTGAACAAGCTGGAAGAGCTGGGTTGGGTCGAGGTTTATGAGAGCCGAAATCAATATGCCCAACTGGCTGGGCTGCTGTGTTATCGCGTGGTGTTGGACCCGCCCTATGGCCCGGAAGGGGAGCGTCTAGAATCGCCAACCTACAAGCGGCGTCGCGCCCATATTCCAAGTAGCCAGGAGCGTGAAGCGGATCACGTCGGGCAGGTCAATGACGACGCCGAATCGGACTCGCAGGCAGATGCGTCCGATCTGTCGGGTGATCTTGCCGATTTGCAAGGCAGTGAAGGGCTGGACGATACCCCTTGTGATCGAGACGTCACAGGGGGGGGTGTGATCGAGACGTCACAGGGGGGGTGTGACTACTGTGGTCACAGGGGGTGTGACTACTGCGATCACAACAGAGTCGATTCTTTTATCGATAAGAGTTCTATGAGAACCAGCGCGCGCCGGATGGTGCGAGGCGAGCGGGTGACCGGCGTCTGGTTCAATCCGGATATTCAGCTGGCCACAGCACTGCATGACGCCAAGGCGAAGCAGGACGTGACTCGGCAGCTGAACGAGCTGCTCGGCAGCGCCGAAGCAGCAACGCATTCCGCGAAGATGGATGTGAGGGCCTATATCGAGCGCGGTTTTGTGCGTTGGAATATGATCTTTGCGATGCATGCAGATGCCCAAGCGCTCCGCGATCGCTTGCGTGGGCTAGGCAAGGGGGTTGTCGATGCTTCGGGTAGTCGCGTCCAAATCTGCACTGAAGCGCACTGGGCGCGCCTCACGGCCGAGATCACCATGCCCTACAATCCGCCTGTGGGTGAGCTGGGGCAGTTATTTGACCAAGCCATCGAATGTGGGCGCTCGGAGACTGATCTCGCGCCCTGCTGCGAAGATGGTTTCGTTCTGATCCCTGACCCTGATTTCAAGTGGGCCGTGCGCTCTACCGGCATGTCGAGTCGGGAGGTCGGGCGCGTGTTTATCGGTGCCATCAAGGCGCTGGGATGGAACCCTGAAATCAAACCCCTACCGCTTGTCGAGCGACATGTACCTGCAACGGAGACCGCCCATGGGTAAGCTCACCGCATCCCCAGAAATGATCAGTGGACAGGCAAGCCAGCGCAAGCGGCTGGATGATGCCAGCGGGCGGGATGAGATCGCCAAGGCGCGGGGCTTCTCCAGCTGGGCCGCGTTCGAGGTTGACCAGGCGGAGAAGCGAGAGGCCAAGGCCAAGTATGCGGCCAAGCGCAAGGCGGAAGAGGACCAGTCGCCAGAGGTTCAAGCCGCGCAGGATCGCCAGGCGCTGCAGTTCGAGGCGCTCAAGCAGCTGGGGCGGTCTGTCCGGTTTGCCGATGTCGACAGCTATACAGCGGCGGTGCGGGGTCTCGATATCACGGACGGTGTGATGCGCGTGCTGGCGCCGAATGTCCATGTGCTCAAGCTCTGGCGCCCGGGCAATGGACGGGCGGGCGTGATCAGCCGGGAAGATATGCTCGCGGCGGCGGATTACGCCTCACTGCGCGACAGCTTGCTGGTCGGTGGGGCCGGTCGCGACCCGGCTGACATTCGCGTCGATGGTGGGGGCGGCGGGTCAACCGAGCTGGCCCTGATCCATCGCTTGAAGGCGGCGGAACAATTCAAGGCGGCGGAGCTGGCACTGGTCACATCGTCGATCGTGCCGGTCTGGGGGCGGGTGATTCGTCGGATAGTGGACTGGGTCTGTCTCGATGGTGGCCAGCCGCTCGATGATTTCAGCCTCGGCGAGTACGCGATATTGAAGGGCGAAAACGAGGCCAAGGCCAGCAGGCGCTTGCTTCTCAAGCAGGGGCTGGGCGCACTCTGTCAACATTTTGTCCGACGCTAGTTGACATCCTACCGGGTTATGTGATGTCAATCTGGCTTAGATGAGGTCACTGCGCCTCGGCAGGCCCCGCCCGGACACCCGGCGCGGGGCCTTTTCATGCCCCATTCCAGCAAAATCAGACGCTTAGCGGGTCCTTCCTGGCCTTTCCCCGTATACGGGGCATCTCAGCGCGTGGCTTTTGAACACACAGGGCCGGTCAACATTGTTGACGCTTTGGCCTTGTCTCGTTGACGTTTCAACCGATTTAGGAGGCTCCACCCGGCCGGCCGGTGGCCTGTTTCACACACGATGCCTGACACTCCGCTGCTCGCGCGATCCCTCGAGAATGGTGAACCGGCCTATTTCAAATCGCTTTCGAGCTATGGCGAAGCGCGCGGGGTGACCCGCCAGGCCGCGTCGATGTGGAATAGCCGGGACGGGCACATCGTGTTTGCGGACTGCCCGGTCACTGGCAAGCGCGTGATCGACGCCCTGGCGAGTGACGCGCGCCGAACCGGCAATTCAAACCCGTTGAAGCGGCTTGCGCCTGGTGCAGCGGCGTCCACCGAACGCCGTTCGTCCGCCGAGGCGGAGGGGCTGTTCGAGCCGGAAACTGATGCACCGTCGCCTGACGAGGTTCCCGAGCCTGCCAAGCCCGCGCCCCAGGCCGACCCGTTCAAGCAGAGCGCTGCCGAAGCAGTTGCTCGCGACAAATGGTTGGCAGTGCGTGAACGCGAAATGCGGGTCCGCGAAAAAATGGGGGAGCTGGGCCGGCTGCAGGACATGCAGGATGCGCTTTTCCAATCGGTGCGCCGGCTGCGCGACTCGATGCAGGCTGTCGCGGCGGAGTGTTGCGAGCGCGCCAATCCGGATGACCCAGCGCTGGCGCGACGGGAAATGCAGAAGGAGATCGACAAGCGCCTGACGGCGATCGGTGTCGAGATCGAGCAAATCGTCAGCGGTCAGTCGGTGGCGGATCTGCCCGAATTCGGCGTCAGCTCCTCCGCAGACGGGGTCGAAGCGGGCGAATTGATCAATGCCTGACGGCTCGGCACCGGGCGATCAGTTCGCGGACTGGCCTGAGTTCGATGCGCATCTGGACGGTCAGCGGGTCACCTATGGCCGCCTGTTGCGCGAGGCCATCACGCCCGACCCGCCGCAAAATCTGCTGGATTGGACCTGCAACAACCGGGTTTTTGATGACATGTCGTCAAACCCGGGGCCTTACGACCCGGACACGGCACCCTATCTCAACGAGCCGATCGAGGCGTTGTCGGTAGGTTCCGGCGTCGAAGAGCTGGACGTCATCAAGTGCGCGCAATCTGGCGGCACGGTGATCCTGGAGAGCTTCAAGGCAGGCCTCCTGTCCACGGTCGCAGCACCGGCGATGCTGGTGCACCCGACCATCCGGGCGTTCGAGGATTGGGCAGAGGAAAAGTGGTGGCCGTTCGTCTACGCCACGCCGGCGCTCGATCCAGACCGAGGCGGTGAAGTCCGAGACCGGACGGACAAGAAGTCGGGCGGTTCCACCGGCAAGCGAATCCGCTTCCGCAAGGGTGGGTGGATCGTCGGAGCCGGCTCCAATTCGGCCGCGACCCTCCGGCAAAAGTCGATCCGCTTCATGGCGCTCGACGATCTGGACGGCTTCGAACTCAGTGCCGCCGAGGAAGGCGACCCGGAGAACCTCGCGCATCAGCGCACCAAGACTTATCGCCGCCGCGGCCTGGCGGTAACGCTTCGCGTCTCGACACCCCTCCTGGAAGGGTCGTCGCGGATCATGAAGCATTACGGCAATTCGGACCGTCGGCGCTTCTATCATCGCTGCAAGTCGCCGGAATGCCGGGCCATCATCGACTTTGATTGGGAGGATGTTGTCCGGGCGGAAAAGCCGCCCTATCGGTCACACGTTAACTGCCCGGCTTGCAAGACAGAGCATCGCCACGGCGACAAGCAGCGCATGCAGATCACCGGCGCGTGGATCCCGACGGCCGAATTCGACGGGGAACACGATGCAGACGGTGTGGTTATTGCCCCGCCCAAGGTAATCGCCGCTGCTGATGTCGATCGCTGGCGTTATCGCGACATGAAGCACCTGACCAAGCATCGGGGCTACTGGATCACCGGCTTCATGAATTTCGCCGAAACCTGGGACTCGATAGCCGAGGCCGAGGATCGCGCGGGAACCGATCCGGAAGCGCTCAAGGTGTTCAACAACACCGTGCTGGGCCGCACCTTCAAGATCGAGTCCAAGACACCGACCTGGGAGGCGCTCCACGGCTGCCGATCAGACGGGTTCAGGCGCGGCGAGGGGGCCTATGGCCCGTGCGTCTTTGTGCTCTCGGTCGACGTGCAGAGTTACGGCCTCTACTGGCTGTCCAAGGGCTACAACGCCAATGAGGAGCAATGGTATCTCGATTGGGGCCTGATCCCCGGCGAGACCGACATCAAGGGCGAGGGCGCCTGGAAAGAACTGGACAAGATCGCCGAACGTGGCGCGCCTCTGCCGGGCGGAAATCGCGTGCCGTTCGATGTCGAGGTGGTCGACACCAATTACAACACAGACGCGGCCAAGGCCTGGGTCGGCCGCCGCCCCCTCGCAATCGCCGTTAATGGCGATCCGGGTTGGGGCACCGACATCATCAAGCTGGCCCGGCGGACCGAGGTCGGCAAGAACGGGAAAAAGAAGAAGTTCGGCCCGCGCGTGTGGCACGTCTCAACTTGGTCGGCCAAGGCGGCCGTCGTGGCGCGCTATGGCCGTACGACGGCCAATCGCGCGATTGACGAGACCGGTGTCCCGAAGGGTTATTGCTGGCTACCGATGAACGCGGACGAAGCGCTGTGCCGTCAGCTCACGTCGGAGTATCTGCACAGCGCCCGCCGCAAGACTGATGGGCTGATGGTGCGCACCTGGAAGGTGCGAACCGGAGAAGAAAACCACCTCTTCGACTGCGACATCTACAGCTTTGCCGGCATTTGCTATCTGGGCGCCCGTGCACCAGGCGATCGCGGTTCATGGACGCTGGAAGACTGGATCGCCCGTGAGGAGCGGATCCGCGACATTCTCGACGTGGCCCAGCGCGATCTGTTCGACCAGCAACGCCGGGCACCCGAAGCCGCCGCCAACAGTGGCGCAGCCGCTCGCAAGTCATCGGATCTGCCCTCGGCTCTGGCCGCCATGGCGGCCGCAAATCGGGCGGGCTGACACCGGCGCCTTAGCCACCCAGCAACAGGACGCACGCATGCCAGCATCGACACGCCGAATTGAAGACGCCGTGGCGAAGCGTGACGAGAATGACCGCGCGTTGATGGGTTGCCTTAATGGGCGCTGTGACGCGGTTCCCCGCATGGTTGCCGGAACCCGCCGAGGCGGCTTGAAGGTCGAGGCGTTGCGTTGCTCCGATTGCGGCGAGACGTGGTCGCGCATTCACGTCAACTGACACCAACACACGCCACCGAACGCCGTTCGGTGGCTTCGTCTTCGCGGCATCTCTCCAGCCAGCCGCGAAGAGGCGGGACGCCAGCGCGATATGGCGTCCCGCCGCTTTCACTCATAAATCAGGAGACGCCCATGCCGCGCCCGCTCGAAGAGATCGATGCAGATATCGCGACGTTTCAGGCGGCGTACGACAAGCTGCTGCTGGGCACCCGGCCGCAGGGGCTGAAGCATGGCGACCGCGAGATCCAATTCGGTTCGAACTTCTCGGCCACCGAGAAGGCACTGAAACAGCGCCTGCACACCCTCACCGTCGAGCGTGCGCGCCTCACGGGCGACCCGCTGCCTCACCGGCCCTATTCGCCGCGAGGTATGGTCGGATGAAGCAGCGCCCCCGCGTTCGCGTCCAGGCCGGTTCCCGGCGTGTGCAGCCGGCCTCGACCGGCACGCTGACGGAACAGTACCGGCCCGCCTATCGCGCTGCCGATCCGCTCGACCAGGCATTGGGCGGGATTCAGCGCTCACGCGGCTCGGCGGACCGTGACTGGCTTCACAACCGCTTGTCCGCCGTCGCGGGCATTCGCGACAGCGTTCGCAATGATCCAATGGCTGCGTCGATGGTTCGTCGCCGCAAGGCGCTGGAAGTTGGGTGGGGCTGGATCTTCAAGCCGCGTCCCGATGCCGAGGCGCTCGGCTTCAACCTGGAAGACGAGGCCGACGAGGCCCGATTTGATGCGCTGATAGATGCGCTCAAGCGCGAATGGCGGCGCTGGGCGGAAGATCCGCTGTTTCGGTGCGACTGGGAAAGCGAGCTGGATTTCGATCTGATGCTTGGCTTGGCGGTTCGCCACCGGATCATTGATGGCGAGGCTGTTGGCCTGGTCTGCTTCCGGGAGGAAGAGGATCGGATAGGCCGCTTCAAATACGGCACTTGTCTTCACCTGATCGATCCCGATCGCCTGGCAAACCCGATGGGCCGGCCAGACAGTGACACGCTGCGCGGTGGCGTGGCGCTGGAAGAAGATGGGCGGACAGCCGGCTATCATGTGACACGCGGCCATCCCGCCGATGTCTCCGGCTCGTTCAAGGGCCTTCAGACCGATTACTACCCCGCGCGCGAACCTTGGGGGCGCCCGCGCGTCATCCATCTGTTCGACAAAAAGCGGGCAGGCCAGCACCGCGGCGTTTCCGACCTTGTCGCCAGCCTGCGCCGCCTCAAGACTCTGGAGGCCTACACGGATGCAGAGCTGCGCTCGAAGGTGATCAACGCCCTGGTCGTCGCCAGCTTTTCTTCCGAGATGGGAGGCGACTATCTGGCCGAGCTTTTCGGCGACGACAAGCAAGCCAATGCGCTGCTCGATCTGCGCAATCAGTATTATGAGACGGCCGGCATCGCGGTCGGTGGCTCCAAGGTTATCCAGCCCTTCCCGGGCGAGCGCCTGGAATGGAACACGGAAGGCCGCAAGGCTGATGGCTATGCCGACTTCGTGTTCTCGCTGGCGGCACAGGTCGCCGCCGGCGGTGGCGGGACCATCGAAATGGTCACCGGCGATTTTACGCGCCACAATTATTCATCTGGTCGGATGAGCCTGAATGAGGCCTGGCGCGACGTTGAAGTCGATCGCGCCCTGGTCGCGAAGAAGTTCGCCACACCGCTGGCCATGTGTGTGTTCGAGGAAGCTTTCTACGCCGGGCGCCTGCCCCTGCCGGTGAATGCGCCGGACTTCTGGGATGAGCCGGGCGCCTATGTGCGTGGCGAGTGGATCGGCCCGCCGCGTGGTCATGTGGATCCCGTCAAGGAGCCGCAAGGCGGTGCCCTGCGTGCGGCCAATCTGTCTTCCTCGCTCGAACAGATCGCGATGGAAGACGGCAATGATCCCGATGATGTGATCGAAGACAACCGCCGTTTCCGTCGCCGTCTCGAGCGGCGCGGTGAAGTCCCGGTCAGCCTGCGTGAAATCCTGGCCGTCTCCGGCCCCACCGATGATCCGCGCTCGGAAGAGCGCGGCACCGATAGCCGCGCTGGCGCGCGATAGGAGTTCCCATGAGCAAACGCCGCCGCCTTTCGATGAATGCGTCCCAGGGCGCCATCATGCTGGCCATGCATGCCGGTTTCGAGCCGGAGCTGGGCCGTCTCGCCAAGGTCAATGGCTGGCGCTACGACCCGGATCAATCGCCCGGCCTGATGGATCGGGCCGTCGACAAGATGCGGCGCATGGTGTCCGGCGATGCCCGGCCTGTCATGCCGGAAGCCAGCGCCCTTGATGCGGACCTGACATGGGAGCGCGCCGGCTATTTCGCCGCCGGCGATGTCGCCGTGATCCCGGTCCAGGGCGTGCTGGCCCGCAACGGATACTATGATTATTGGGATGATTGCTGGGTCAGCGGCTATGCCGATATCGGTGATGCGATCGTCGAGGCCCGCGCTGATGAGCGGATTGCGGCCTCGGTTCTGGTGATCGACAGCCCGGGTGGACTTTCCTACGGCACGGACGAGCTGTCCGAACTGATCCAGGCCAATCGCATGGCGGCGGGTGGCAAGCCCATCGTCGCTTTCTGCCACATGGCCTACAGCGCCGCGCAACAGATCGCCGCCAGCTGCGATGCCTGTTTCGCCCCGCGTGGGGCAGGGCTGGGATCGATCGGCGTCCGCATGGGCTGGTTCGACTGGTCCGGCATGATGGCGGAAGACAAGGTCAAGCGGGAAGAATTCCTGTCCGGCCGCTTCAAGGATATGGGCTCGCCCTTCCGCGAAGTCACCAAGGAAGAGCGGGCCATGTTCCAGGCCCAGATCGATTCCCATGCCGGTTTCTTTTTCGAGGCGGTTGCGACCGGTCGCGGCATTTCTGTCGACACCGTTCGCAGCTGGGAAGCGCGCACCTTCACGGCGGGCGGCGAGGGCGATCTCGACCCCATCGCGGCCGGTCTTCTCGATGCAGTTCTCACCGAAGACGAGGCCTTCCAGGCCGCCCGTGCCCTTGCCGGGCTGACACCTTCCAGCGAGGCGGCTGACGGCCGCGTTGCCTCGCATACGGATCCAGCGGCCGCGACCAGAAAGAAGGAGGGTTCGATGTCGATCGAAGCCGAGATCGCGGCCTTGCGTGCCAAGGCTGCCAAAGGAAACACGGATGCGATTGCCAAACTTGGCAGTCTCGGCGTTTCCGTGAAACCGCCCAAGTCGGAGGGCGAGGATCCCAAGGGCACTGACCCGGTTGACCCTGAAGAGGAAGACGACGTCGATCCTGAAGAAGAGGAAGACGACGTCGATCCGGAAGCGGCTGACGACGCTGACGATCCGAACGCCGCCGATGACGAGGAAGAGCCGAAGTCGAAAAGCGCCGCCGGCCGCAAGATCGGCCGGATTGGCGTGCGCGACAACAAGGCCCGCCTCGGCTCGTCCCTGGCCGCGGATGTCGCCGCCGGTGAAACCAGCTTCAAGGCCGCCTTGCGCACGCTTCGCGCCGCCGGTGCGGAAGCATCGCCGTTCGACAAGGCCATGAAGGGTGGTCGTCGTGGCGCACCTCAGGCCAAGCCGGTCGATGCGCCCAAGAGCGGGGACGCAAACCGTGTCCTGGCCAAGATGAACAATCGGCTCGGCATCAAGGCCTGAGTCTTCGTCAATCGCTCCGGACCTGAAAGGAAATCCCCATGAGCGTTCTTGGATCCAATGTGTACGCCGAGCCGATGCGGCTCACGGACGTGCTCAAATACGAAGTATCGCCGCTTTTCTGCCGCGGGCAGGAAATCCTTTTGGCGGGTGATGGCGCTGTGCGCACCGTAGCGCTGGGCGCCGTGCTGGGCATGGCCTTGTTCGGCACGCCGACCACCACGTCCGATGAGGGTAATACTGGCGAGGGAACGATCGAAAGCATCACGCTGAAAGCGGGTGCACAGCTGGGTGTGTACTCGCTCGAGTGCATTGCGGCCTCGACCGGTGCTGCGACGTTTGCGGTCTTCGATCCCAGCGGCAACCGGTTGGCGGATGCTGTCGAAGCAGTGGCTTATGACAATGGGCAGATTGCGTTCACGGTGGGCACCGACTCCACCGATACCGAGTATGCGATCGGTGATAGCCACACCGTCACTGTGCCGGTTGGCACACTCAAGGTTACGGCCATCGATTTCACGGCCGTTGATGGCTCGCAGCGGGCTTGTGGGGTGGCGACCTTGTCGGCGACCGCGCCTGATGGCGTCGATGCGCGTGTGTCGGTCCTGAAACGCGGCCCGGCGGTCATCAATTCGGTCGATCTGACTTGGCCTTCCGGCGCAACCAGCGATCAGAAAGCCCAGGCCCTGGCTGAACTGGCAGCCCTGAATATCGAGGCCCAGTCCGCCGTCTGACGCGCGGTCAAATTCGGGCCTGATGCCCGGTCTCGGCGTGGTGCCGGGGCCGGGTTTTTGATGCGCGGCCGGCGCGGTCGCCCGTCTCCACCCACTCCTGAAAGGATAATACGATGGAGTTCGATTTTCTCTACGACTCGACCGCGCTGACCGGTCTGATCAATCGCGTGCCCAACCGCTTCGGTCTGGTCGGCTCGCTCGGCATCTTCGCCTCCGAAGGTATCGGCTCGACCAAGGTTGAAGTGCGCGAAGAAGAGGGCTCGCTGACCGTCCTCAATCACCGCCCACGTGGGTCCGGTGCCCAGGTCAATGAGCGCAAGCGTGGTAAGACCCGTGTCATCCAGGCCGGCCATTTCGAGCTGGAAGACCTGATCACGCCCCAGGATGTGCAGGATCGTCTTGCGGTGATCGGCCGTGAGAAGACGCCGGAAGCGGTCGAAGATCTTGTCGCCAAACTTCTGATCTCGATGGCCAACAAGCACTACATCACGCTCGAATGGAACCGTGTGGGCGCTCTCTCCGGCATTGTGCTGGATGGCGACGGCACCACCGAGCTGGTCAACCTGTTCGACGAATTCTCCATTGTCGAAAAGGTCGTGGACTTCGCCCTTGATTCCGATACCACCAAGGTGTTGGAAAAGTGCGAAGAGGTCACCGACCATATCGGCCGGAACCTCAAGGGCGAAACCATGACGGAGGTGGAAGGGATTTGCGGCACCACCTTCTTCAACAGCTTCGTTCAGCACGCCAATGTCGAGAAATACTATCAGAACTGGCAGGCGGCCGCCGCGCTGGCCAACCCCGACCGTAACAAGCAGGGCGGAAATTGGGGCCGCACCTTTGAATTTGGCGGGCTTCGCCTGATCGAATACAAGGGCACGGCGCCGCTTTCGACCGGCTCCAGCACGCCGTTCATCGCGGCTTCGGAATGCCGGTTTTACCCGGTCGGCACCACCGAAACCTTTGCCACCTATTTCGCGCCACCGGACACGCTGGACGCAGCCAATGCGCTCGCTGAGTTGCACAGCGATCCGGACTTCGGTGGCGAGGCCCAAATGTTCGCATCGCCGGACATTCTCAAACACGGCAAGGGTGTCGAGATTTATACAGAGTCCAATCCGATCTCGATCTGCCGGCGCCCGGAATTGCTCGTAAAGGGCACGGTGACTTAACCGTCCCCTAACCCAACTCAACAAGGGCCGGGCATTTGCCCGGCCCTTTTCTGAAGCGCTGGCCGTTCGACCAGGGTTTCAGTCAGGGGCCGATTGGCCTTGTTGAAAATGGAGAGACCCAATGACGACCAGAAAAACCGGCGCGACCAAGCGTGCCAAGACCGTGAAGGCTGAGGCCACACCACCCGCTGCCGCCGAGAGCAAGTCTGACGATCAGCTGTCGCTGGGCAGTGAGGGTGAAGGCGAGGCTGCGGCGACGGGCCAGTCGGCCGACGCTGATACGACGGCGGGCGGTGAAGCCAGCGCTGCCCCCGTCGAAGCTCCGGCTGGAGCGGATGGCGCTCAGATCGATGAGGGTCTGATTGTCGCTGTCGGGCTGGACTCGCAGCCCCTGCCCGCGCCTGCCGCCTTCGCTGGCGGTGTCGGCCGTTATCGCGTGGTCGCCTCGGGCGCCGAGATCCGTCTCGCCAATACGCGCGCTGCTGAGCGCGTTGCCGCCGGCGAGCTGGAACGCATCTGATGTCGCTGTCCGACTTCGACACCGCCTTCAATGAGCAGGCCCTGCCGGCGCTCTACGCGCAATTCGGTGAGACTGTGAGCTATACGCCGTCAGGCGGGGAGGCGGTGTCGGGTGTGGTGATCATCCCGGATGAAAGCGATCGCGAGCATGATGCGGGCGATGGCTTTGGGCAGATCCGCTCGGCCAGCCGCATCTGGCGCGTGCAACAGGCGGATCCGAAACTGGTCGCGGCCGGCGTGGTCCCGGCCAGGGGCGGTGTCTTTACCCGGTCCAATGGCCAGCGCTGCCGGATCGATGGCGCCCCGCGCGATGATAATGGCGAATGGGTGTTGGACATGGTCGAGATCGGCTGATGTCCTTCGACCCTGGCCAGCCGGATTTCACGATTGATGCCGGCATCGTCGAAAGCCTGTCGGCCGATATCGACGCCACTCTAGAAGAACTGGCTGATGCCGCCATGGCGGCGGCGGATTCGGTTGAGGCCTGGGGCAAGCAGGAATTGCGGGCCGATACCCGCGCCCCGCTGGGCGACAAGGTCGCCAATGCCTGGCGATCGCGCGTCTGGCCGAACAAGGGCGGTCAGGCGTCGATGGCGCCGTCGATCGGCTGGTGGTCGAACGCGCCGCATATTGTGCGGGCGTTCGCCGATGGCGAGACGATGCGGGCGGGCACGGGCAAGTATCTGCTCATCCCGACCGAGAATGCGCCACAGGCCGGTTACGGGTTTGGCCAATCCGGCCGCATGCGCAAATCGAGATCCTATGCGCTGGTCCAGGCGGAAAAGCGCTTCGGCAAGCTGCGCTATGTGAAGGTGAAGGGGCGAGACCTGATCCTCATGGTCGCCGACAAGGTCCAGAAGAATAAGCGCGGCTACGCGCCGGCCAGCAAGACAACGCTGCGGCGCGGTCGTGAGGAAAATGGCGTGGTCATGTTCATCCTCGTCCCCTCTGCGACCATGCCGAAATCGGTGAACCCGGACAGGATCGCCGCTGCCATCGGCCGCGAAGGCGTAGAGCGCTTTTCCCGGGCCTTCCGCGAAATTGCAACCCGTCGCTTCGGCGCTGACGACTGACAGGATCCATCATGGCGACACTCATTCATGACGAGGTCCGCACGGCCCTGGTCAGCGTCATCAGTGCGGCCCTGGCCGAGCTGGATGATCCGCTGGATTGGGTGGTGAACGATCCAAGCTATCTCGATGTGGATCGGGCTGAAAACTTCGTGCGATCTCGCGGCGTTCTGCTCGATGGAAAGGTCGTCAAAACCAGAGATGATCCACTGATTGGCCTCGCGCCGAGCTGGGATTTGAAGGCGATGTTTCCCTTCGTGGTCGAGGCGCTGGGCGGTGAAGCGGCTGACCGCCAGTCACGGGTTTCGGAGGTTCGCCAAGCGATCGCTGTGGCGATCACCGCTGATTACCGGCTCGGCGGCGGGTGTCTGTATGCAGGGGTCACGGATTTTGAGCCGGAACACCTGAAGACCACGGGCGTGGAAATCTCCACGCTCAACGCATTCACCATCGAGGTCGAATTCGTCAGCCTCACCCCAACCGGCTGACCCAACCACCAGAGGAGGCCGCCATGGCCACGAAAACCACCAAGGCTCCCAAGGCCGCTGCATCGGCTGTCGCCGATCGCCGGCCGTTCAAGGCCGTCCTGCTGCGTGATGTGGCCGGGATCGGCGTGCACGGCGCCATTGTCCAGTTCGATGCGGCGATGGTGTCGGAGGCGGGCCTGAAGGCCGGCACGGACTATCGCAAGGCCACGTCGCGCGACCTTTGCATCGCCGGGCAGGGCTGACCCCGCCTCTTTCTTCCCGCCGAACGCCGTTCGGTGGCGTGATTTTATCCAGCCAGGAGACATATCATGGCGCATCTCATTGGCCGCGAGGTCCAGCTGTTCACGCTTGCTCAGGCAGCGGCGGGAACCGCCGCCAGCGGCGATTTCAATCCGATCTCGCATTATGGCTTCACGCCCCGGCGCACGGATCCGCTGGTCGACGACCCGTTGATCGGTGTGGCCCTGGCCAATGTGCTGGATCCGCAACCGCCGACCAATGGCCTGGTCGAAGCCGGCCTCGATATCGACCTGCCCATGTGTTTCAACCAGCTGGGCTGGGTCTTGCCGCATATTTTCGGCGTCACCGCGCCCTCGGGCAGCGATCCCTACACGCATGTGTTTTCCTCCGGCGCGCGCGCCCATGCCGGTGGCTCATTTGCCTGGCCAGACGGGCCGGACTGGCGCCTTGCCAACACGGTCACCTGGTCGCGCCTCGAATTCGGCTTCACGCCCGAGGCCGGGCGTCGCCGGATCCGGTTGCAGGGCAAGGCGTCCAATATCGTCACGCTGGAAAGCGACCCGACCGGCACGCCGAACAGCCAGCTGGCGCTGAACACCTTCCCGGGCGCGGTCGGCTGCGCGATCACCTATAATGATGTGGCCGTGGCCAACATCATGGGCGGGTCATTCTTCTATGAGCGACAGCTGGTTGATGATCGGCCCATTCCGCGCCCCGATCGCACGGCCAAGGAATTCATTCCCGACGCCAATCCGCGCATCGGCGGCGCGCTGGACATTCGCCCGGTCGACAATACCTGGTTTGACATCGCCGCCGGCGGTGCAGTCGACAATCTGGCTCTGAGTTTCGCCACCGATTCCGACAACAAGCTGACCATCGCCCTGCCAGCCGTGCGGTTCGAGCCCAAGCAACGCGCGGCCACCGGCCAGGGCCTGCGCACGGAAAGCTATGACATGCGGGCCGAACAAACGGCGGCCGCGGCGGCTGTCACGGCCACGCTGATCAATTCGATCGCCGCTTATGCGGGTGAATCATGATCCGGCTTGCCAGCGGGCCGACTGATACCGGCGAAATCGTCATCACATTCCCGGAATTTGCTGAAACACGCGACGGCCAGCGCTGCATCCCGTCCATCACGCTGGACCGGCCAACCACGCCATCGCGAAAGGCAGCGGAGCTGGCCGCCTGGCGGGCGGTGCCTGTGCCCGATCAGGATGAAAGCGACGAAGACTTCGCCGTGCGGGCCACGCCCATCATGCAGGCCCTGGGTTTTACCGATGTGATCAAGCGCGCAGGCCTGCAGGATGGCATTCAGGCGGCGGTTCAGGCCCTTGATCTGGTCAAGATGGTGCAGCTGCATATCCGTAGCTGGGAGCATTTCGGAGACCAGGAGACCGGCGCTCCGCTCGAGCCGACGCCGCAGGCCGTGCAAGCCCTGATCCTGGGGCATCCGGTGATCGCGCGTCGCATTGAACGGGAAATCAATGTCGCGCTTGGCCGGGTGGTGCGTGAGGGAAACGCATAAGCGCCTCTCTCGCCTGGTTGCACGGGGGCGGCGCGAAAAACTGTCATGACTGTGTCGAGATGGGCGCAGCCTGTGCCCGGGGCGCTCGCACGCGCGATCCGCGCACGGACGCGCGCGATGCGGCGCCCGCACATCTTTGCCCCTTCAAGGAACACGCGCCCCGATCTTTCGAGGGGGCGCTGGTTCTGGGTCTGGTGCGGTCCGGCGCCTGCCTGAAACGCGGCGGGTGGGGCTTTGAAGGCCTTGATGCCGAGACCGCCCTGCGCCGCCTGGCACAGATGACACCGCGCCTGCCGGACTGGCTGGCGCTGGAATTACTGGACTTTGCAGAGGCCGGCGTTTTCGCCGGCATTGCCGCTGCCCGTGAGGCGCAAGGGGAGAGCTGACATGGCTGATCGCAAGGCCGGTTCCGTCATCATCAAGCTCGACCTGCGTGGGCAGGAAGAGATGAAACGCCGGCTCGAGGAGCTCGGCCCTGCCGGCGAGCGCATGTGGCGCGACATGTCGCGGGGGGCGCAGTCGACCAAGCAGGGCTTCAAGGCCTTCGACAATGCCCGCAAGGAAGTCCAATCCGGCATTGACGATCTGGCCTCGCGCGCCGGGCCTCTGGGCAGTTTCCTGACATCGATTGGCCCGTGGGGGCTGGCGGCAGCGGCGGGGCTTGGTGCGGTGGCGCTGGCCGCGACGCAAGTGTTCCGCTTGATGGAGCGGGCGGGAGAAACGGCCGAATTTGCCGAGCGTCTGGCCAATGTAGAACGGTCATCAGGTCTCGCCGCCTCGCGCGTTCTGTCACTGAGTTCCGCGGTTGAAATTGCCGGCGGAACGGTCGACGGCACGCTGAACAGTCTGGAGGAATTTTCCAAGCGTTTGGGGGAATTCCGGGCAACAGGGCAGGGGGAGGCCCGTGACGGTCTCGCCGCGCTGGGCTTGGTCGATCTGGCCGACAGCGGCGCGGATGCGAATGTCGTGCTGGATGCCGTGATTGAGCGGCTGCAGGAGATTGAAGACCCATCGCGGCGACTGGCGATCAGTGACAAGCTCGGCTTGCGTGAGGCGGGGCCCCTGCTTCAGCGCACCGGCGACGAGATGGCGCGCATTCTCAGTACTGCCGATCAAATCAACGCCGCCTTCTCTGATGCAACGATCACCCGGATGGCGGAAGGGGCCATGCGTATCCGCGAGGCGGAGGCTCGCCGAGAGGCTGCGCAGCGCCTGCAATCGGTCGGCTTCCTCGAGCTGGAAGTGTCCCTGACAGAAGCCAGGGCCGATCTGGACGAGCGGATTGCGGCCGCATTGAACTTGATGGTCGATGAGCGTGATCGCGAGACGGCCGCGTTGGAAGAGCAACGCGACCTGATGGTGGATATCGCGCAATGGATGAGCATCATACCGGGGCTACAGCAAGCCTCGCTGCGAGAGGCCACGCGGCTCAATGAAGTCCTGCGCGAGCGCGCCATGTATGACAGGGCGGTTTCCTCGGAAGATGCGGCCGTAGCCTATCAGGCCATGCTGGCGGACTGGGAGCGGGATGGCCAGTCCGGTGGTGATGACGGGCCGGACCTCGAACGCCGCCGCGAGCTGGAAGCGTTGGTCGAGGCCCAGTTGCGGGCCATGCAGACCCCGCTCGAACGGCTGGCGGAGCTGGAAACCGAATTGAACGAGGCGCGTGAAGCCGGGCTGGATATAACCCAAGCCCAGATCGATGCGATTCTCGAGCATCAGCGCGGCGTGCTGGGCCTGATCGAACCGATCAAGCAGCTGACGGAAGACGAAATCAAGCTGGCCGGTGCCATGGCTGCGGCCGCTGATCCGATGGAAGCCCAGAAGGCGCTGCTCGAGGAATTGCGGGCGCCGGCCACGCAGGCGGCCGAACGCCTGGATCGTCTATTCGCGCTGTGGCGCACCAGCCCCGATGATGCCGACATCATCATTGCCGAGATCGAGCGCGTGAAGGAGGCGCTGCACGGCGAGGATGGCAGCGGCGTGGTCGAAATGGATGATCGCTTCCCGACCCTGCGCAAGATGGCTGAGGAATACGCCAATCTGAATGATGTGATCGATCGCGGCGGATCCGAGATGCTGGACGGGATTGGCGACGGTCTCACCGATATCGTCACCGGGGCCGGGTCGGTCGGTGATGCCTTTGAGGATATGGGCAACCGCATCCTGCGAACCTTGGCTGAGATCGCGACCCAGCGATTCATCATCGGGCCGCTGGCCGGGGCGTTTGATTCCTTCCTCGATGGCGCGTTCGGCGCCAGCCAAGGCACCAGTTCGGGTGGCAGTGGCCTGCCTTTGCCCAAAAATGACACGGGCGGCCACTACACGGTTCGGGGCAATGCTGGCATCGATCGCAATGTGTTGTCGATCAATGGCAATCCCTTTGCCCAGGTGTCGCGCGGCGAGGATGTCGCGGTGGTGCCGGCGCTGTCCGCCATGGGCGGCGGCCGGGGGGGCAGCGTGCAACAGCTCGCTTTGCCTCCGCTGCAGATCCTGCTGGAAGACAAGCGCACGGAGGGCGGCAAGGCCTCGGTAAGCGAGCGCCGTTCGTCGGATGGCGGTCGGCAGCTGCGCATCCTGCTGGAAGAGCAGGTCGGCGACCTGATCGGCGCGGGTGCCTTTGATGATCAATTCGGGCGCTATGGGCTGTCGCCACATCCTGGGAGGCGGTGATGGCTGTCAGCTGGCCCGAGGGCCTGTCCTCTGCTCCGCGCCGGGAAGGCTACAGGCCGCCACGCGCGGGCGAAAACCTGTTGGAGACCCAGACCGATGCCGGCCCGGCCAAGCGGCGACGGCGCTTCACGTCTGTTCCCCATTTTGTCGAGCTGTCCTGGCGCTGGTCGGTGGCCGACTGGAAAGACAAATGGCTGCCCTTTCTCGAAGATGATCTGGAAGACGGATCGCTGGCCTTTGAGTGGACCGAACCGCTGACCGGCGAGGATTTCACGGCGACGATCATCAAGGGTTCGGCGGGCGTTACCACGTCGATCGGGCCGGGCGACAATATGGTCGTGTCGGTCAAGTTGCGGGTGATCTGATGCCCTCTCGCGCGTTTCTGGAATCGGCCATCGCGCAAGATGGCGATGAAATTTACCTGGTCTTGCTCACCATCACCCATCCGGACCTGGCGGCGCTGGGCCTGGACTATCCCGATCTGGGCATTAGCGATGGTGCGTTGCGCTTTGTGAACAATAACGCCGACATCACCAGTCGCGGCGATGTCTTCAAGGCCTATGGGTTTGAGTTCACGCCGCCGGGGCAGGGCGAAGGCGAGCGCATGCTGGCCAGCCTCACAGTCGACAATGTGGACCGCCGGATCGCGTTGACACTGCGTGCCTTGCAGTCGCGCCCAACTGTCCTGGTCGAAGTTATTCTCGCAGCGGATCCGGACACGGTGGAGCAATCCCTGCCTGAATTCTCCTTTACTGGCGCCGAAGGGGATGCGCTGGAAGTGACTGGCCAGCTCTCGGTCGATATCGATGAAGATGAGCCGGTGACCTCCTTTGATTTCACGCCGCGCACGGCGCCGGCGCTGTTCTGACAAGGACATGACGCCGCCTCGCGGATGGCACCGGCCTTACCTGGTGACCCCCTATGTCTGGCGTGGCCGGGATCCGGCCGGCTGGGATTGTTGGGGCGTGGTCGATTGGTGCCGGTCGAAGCATTACGGCCGCCCGGCGCACAGTCATGCGGATCTCTATGAGGTCAGCTCGCCTGCGACGCGCGGCGAGCGCTTTGCCCTGCAGGCCGATCTGATCGGCCGGCAACTGGTTCATTGGCATCCGGTCGAACGACGGCCGGGCGCTGCCATCCTGTTCCGCATTGCCGGTCAGCCGGTCCATGTCGGCCTTTATCTGGGGCAGGGCAGTTTTCTGCATGCCATCGCCCCGGCCGGTTATCGCCCCGGCACCCCCGCCACCCATCTTGAGCGCCTGGACGATCCCGTCTGGGCCAATCGCCTGGAAGGCTTCTATGACAGCACCGCGTGACGACATGCCGCCTGGGCCGTCGCAACTTCCTGTCACCACAGCTCCGCCCGCCGGCCAGCCCGGAACGGCGTTGAAGCGTTTGCGCCGCGGCGAATGCCCGGTCACCCTTTCCCTGCATCCCTTCACCGCCGACTCGGTGCAAACGGTGACCGCTCCGGCGGGGTTCACCCTGGCGGACATCGTCGAGCGCCATGTGCCAGACCCGATCTTGCGGGCGCATCTGGTTGTCGAGCTGGATGGAATTGAGGTCGATCGTGGCAGCTGGGATGTCACCCGCATCGAGCCGGGCGAATTCCTCCTCCTGCGCGTTCGCCCTGCCGGCGATGATGGATCCAAGATCCTGCGCACCATCCTTCAAGTCGCTGTCATCGCTGCGGCGACCTGGGTCGGCGGTGGTGCGGGTGGCGCGATCGCTTCGGCATTCTGGGCAGCAGCTGCTGCTGCTACGGTACAGATTGTCGGCAGTCTGATCGTCAATGCCCTGGTGCCGCCACCGCAGCCTAATTTCGGCCAGGGCGAGGCGCCGTCGCCGACTTATTCGGTAGATGGCGCTCGCAATCAACGGCTGGTCTATCGGCCCATGCCGGTCCTGTTCGGCGAGCACAGGGTCTACCCGCCCCTTCAAGGCATTCCGGTCCAGGAGATTGTCGGCGACGATGTCTATCTGCGCTATCTGCTGAATCTGGGTCCGATGCCGCTCGATTGTGATGTGGCTGACATCCGCATCGGCGAGACCCCGATCACTGAATATGTCGGTGTCGAATACGAAGTTCGCTCGAAGCCAACGGATCCGCCGATCACGCTCTATCGGGATGATCCTTACACGGAATCCGTGGGGTCGCTTCTCGATGGCGGAGCCTGGGTCAGCCGCTCTACCCAGACCGATACGACTGAAATTGTTGTGGTGCTGGCCTTTCCCCAGGGCCTGGGGCAAGTCGATGATCAGGGCCGCAACAAATCCCTCTCGGCCAGTTTCGAGATGCGTTACCGCCCGGCCGGATCCAGCGATCTCTGGGTCACCGCCCGCCCGACCGCCCCGCAGGGCAATGCCGCCGCAAGCGCCGGCGGCAGTGATCGTCTGGACTGGTTTGTTGGCGAGGGCGACCTGTCCAATTGGACGTCCAATTTCCCGGAGGGCACGGCCTCCGGTGCGCAGACCGAGACCCGGTCCGAGCCGGGCAGGCCGTTTCGGGTCGCGCTGCGCGCTGCGGTGCCCAAAGGGCAGTATGATGTCGAAGTGCGCCGCACGAACGCTGCCCAGGGCGACAGCAAGCAGAAATTCGATCGGCTGGAATGGGCGGCGCTGCGCTCAATATCGTCGCGCGATCCGATGCCGTTGGGTGATTACGCTTATATGGGCGTCTTCATCAAGGCATCGGATCAATTGTCTGGCGTGGTTGATGCGATTAATCTTGTTACCAAGCGGCGCGCGCACACCCTCGATGCAGCGATCGCCGATGCCGATGATCCCGACCTTTCTGAAGTGTCTGTCGATGATTGGAATGGTGAAGCAGCCACACGCAATGTCGCTGACAACACGCTCTTTCTTTATCGAGGCGGCCATACTGCCGTCCCGCTGGCGGATAGCCGGATCGACTGGCCGGCCTGGGCTGCCTTCTGGCGTTGGTGTCGGGATAATGGCTACACCGTCGACTATGTGATCGACACGCCAATGACCAGGGCTAAGGCGGCGCAGCTCCTGTGCGCCGCTGGGCGTGCACGCCCCATCTGGATCAATGGCAAACTGTCGGTGGTGATCGATGGTCCGCGAGCCGATGGTGAGCGCCAATTGTTCACGCCGCGATCGACGCGCGGCTTTCGCTGGCGCAAGGCCTTCCCGGGCACGGTCCACGCGCTGCGCGTCGCTTTCACAAATCGCGAGCAGGGCTATCGTGAAGACGAGATGCTGGTCTTCGCCGATGGTTATTCGGAATTGGGCGAGGCGGGTGGTGGCCCGACAGGCACACTGGCGGCCAGCGCCTATGAGAAGTTCGAGCTGCCTGGTGTTACCGATCCGGAGGTCGTCTGGAAGCTTGGCCGGTTCTGGCTCTACACGGCGTTGCTCCAGACCGAGACTGTCGAGTTTGACGTCGATATTGAGTCGGTCGCCTCGCGGGCAGGTGATCTGGCGGCGGTCGCCCATGATGTCATGCTTGTCGGCTTGGGCTCGGCCCGGGTTGCCGGGCTGACCTTAGACGAGTCCGGCGATGTTACGGCGATCACTCTCGATCAAGCGGCAGATGCGTCGTCCGGCCTTCTCGTCATGGAAGCCGGCAAAGACTATGCGATCCGCTGGCGTGAAGTGGTTGAGACCGGACCGTCATCAGGAAACTACAAGGTTACGGTGACGGCGGCGTTGCCGGTCTCGACGGTGGCCGGGCCGATCACCGCCCTGCAATTGCCGGATCCGGTTGATCCAGCTGATGCGCCAAAGGTCGGCCAGCTGGTTGCGTTCGGGGAATCCGGCAAGGAAACCTTCCCGGTTCTGATCAAGCGGATCCGGCCCGGTCGCGATTTTGCGGCGCGGATCGAGGCGGTGGCCTATGCGCCGGAACGCTTCGATGCTGACAGCGGCACCGTGCCGGCCTTCGACACCCGCATCACATTGCCCCGTGCGCCGCGACCGCCGACGCCGACCCACACTGAAACCCATGTGACCGATGACGGGATCTTCGTGCGCTTTGATGTGCCGGAGGCCTACGCCGACAATCTGTCCGGCTTCCAGGTGCGCTGGCGGCAGTCGCCAGAGGATGGATCAACGGCCCGGTTTGAGCGGCTGCCGGACTTGCGCAGTGATGAGCGCGTGGCCGTGCTGCCGCCCGGCGTGCCCGGCCGTACCTATGACGTTGAGATCATCACGCTGGGCGATGATGGCAGGGGGTCTGACCCGTTGCTCGTCACAGAGATTGGGGCGTCTGATGCCGTGTCTGCCCCCGCCGGCGTCAACGTCACGCCGGCGACATTCACCGGACCGGGCGGGGCCTCCATTCCGGGGGTGAGCCTGCAATGGACGGCGGCGGAAGATCCACGCCTGGTCGATTTACTGGTTTACGCCAAGGTGGCCGGCGCCGACGCCGACGAATATGTGGTGGTCGACACCGAACCGCCGCGCGCCGGCCAGGGCGATATCCGGGGACTGGTGCCCGGCCGGGAGTATGATTTCGGATTTGCCTATCGCGACCAGCGCGGCGCGGTGACACAGGTCTGGACGGAAGTTGCTGGCATTACAGTGCCGGATGCGCTGGTTGCGACGGACACAAATGCAGTCGGAGGAGAGGCTGCCGCCGCCGTCCTCGCCGACGTAGACGCCGCACTCGACGGTCTGGCGCAAGAGGTGATCGACCGCATCGACGGTGATGAGGGCTTGGGCGTCTCGCTTGACGAGGCCAATGCACGGCTGGATCTGGCGCGGGCGGATATCGACCACGAGCGGCGCCGTCTGTCTTCGACCCTTGCGCAGATGTTGGCCGGGTTTACCGGCCTGGTCTCGGAGGTCGAGTTCCGCGCCGACCAGACCGAAACCGCCTTCGTCCAGATCGAGGGCGCGGTTGTCCGATTGGGCAATGCCGAAGCTGCGATCATTGCGGAAAACACCGCGTGGACGGACGCGGTTGCGGCCGAGGCGGCGGCTCGGCTGTTGCTCACGGCCCGCATGGACGTGGTTGAAGGCGAGGCGAGCGACAATGCCGACGCGGTGGCGGCCGTCGCGGCCGACCTGGCGACGGAAGAGACCACGCGGGCATCCGAGACCGGCGCCAATGCGGGTGACATCGTCACGCTCGAAGGCCGCATGACCAATGCCGAGGAAGATATTCTCGTTCGAGCCACCAATGATCGGGTCAATGAAGTCGAGGTTGATGCGACCGAAGGTCTGCGTGCAGCGGCGCGGCGGCTGGACAGCTTGACGGCACAAGTGCTGGCCGGTTTTGCGGGCTATGCTGCCGAGCGCGAGGTGCGCGCCGACGAAACCGAGGCAGCCTTCGTGGAGATCGAGGGTGCGGTTGTCCGGTTGGGCAATGCCGAAGCTGCGATCATTGCGGAAAACACCGCGTGGACGGACGCGGTTGCGGCCGAGGCGGCGGCTCGGCTGTTGCTCACGGCCCGCATGGACGTGGTTGAAGGCGAGGCGAGCGACAATGCCGACGCGGTGGCGGCCGTCGCGGCCGATCTGGCGACAGAAGAGACCACACGGGCGAGCGAGACCGGCGCCAACGCGGGTGACATCGTCACGCTCGAAGGTCGCATGACCAATGCCGAGGGTGATATCCTCACCCGCGCGACCAATGATCGGGTCAATGAAGTCGAGGTTGATGCGACCGAAGGCCTGCGCGCGGCGTCGCGGGGGCTGGACAGCTTGACGGCGCAAGTCCTGGCCGGCTTCGCGGGATATGCTGCTGAGCTGGAGGTGCGCGCCGCCGAAACCGAAACGGCCTTCGTGGAGATCGAGGGTGCGGTTGTCCGATTGGGCAATGCCGAGGCTGCGATCATTGCGGAAAACACCGCGTGGACGGATGGGGTGGCGGTCAACGCGGCGGCCATTGTCGCGCTCGATGCGCGCCAGACGACGGCCGAGGAGGATATCCTCGCGCGTGCCACCATTGCCCGCGTTGATGAAGTCGAGCTGAACGCAGAGACCGCGCTTTCGGAATCTGAGGACCTGATCTACGCCGCGATTGGGGACAATGCGTCTGCGGTTTCTGTGAATGCCGGCGCGCTGGCTGATGTGAACAACCGGTTGGAAGCGACCTATGGGTTCACGCTGGATGTGGGCGGCAAGATCAATGGGATGCAGGCGCATTCCGATGGCGAGACAGCGACCGTCAACTTCGCCTTCGACTTCCTTGTAATCGAGGGTGAAGAGCGATTCACGTTTGACACCGAGACCGGCGTGCTGGGTGCGCCCGGTCTGGCTGTTGATACTGTCGTCGCGGAGACGGTTACAGCCCGCTCCATCGTTAATGGGCAGCTTGGCACGCGCTCGGCCGTTTATCTTGATGAGTTTGATTTCGTGTCGCTGGCCTCTGGCACGGTCAACCAGGAGAGTCATTTTCACACGTTGACCCTGACCACTGAAGCGATACCGGTGAAGCCAGGGTCGTTGCTCGAAGTCTCCATCGGATACGAGATTTCGGTCGAGTCCAATTCCTATGAATACTTCCGTTTCAAAGACGCGATCAGCCTGCTCGTGACCCGGTCAGATGATGCGGTTGTTGAGGTCACGCCAACCACTTGGCGGGACAGCTTTCATATCCACACGGCGACAACGAATACCGGCAGTGGCCCGAATGTGGGTAATCCCTATCCAATTGAAGAT